CGCCCAAGCCACCTGCGCTTGTGAAAGCACCACCAATAAGCAAGTTGCCATTAGGGTGAATCTTGAGCGAGGTTACAAAGTTATTTAATCCGGTAGCTAATGGAGCCCAAGCCGAACCGTTCCAAAACGCAATGGCTTTACAATTAGAATTTCCGCTTGCAGATGTGAAATAACCGCCGATATAAAGCACACCATCAGGTGATACAGCGATAGCGTAAACGCCTGCATTAATTCCACTTCCTAACGCACTCCAAGTGTTAGTTGTTGGATTGTATTTCCCAAAATGATTAGCGTTGGCAATGCCAGCCAGATTTAGGAAGGCGCCGCCCACATACAGACTTCCATCTGCGCCGAACTCCATGCAACGAACAATGTTTCCCGTTGAAAGAGCAGGATTCCCCACCGCTTCCCATTGTTGGCTTGCCTTGCTAAATCTTGCAACGCACCTTGTGTTAGGGACTGTAACGCCCCCATTATTGACGCTTGTAAATGTGCCGCCCACATAAATATCACCATTCGGGGCTTCTTTTATGGTATACACCATACCCCCCACAACTCCTGCCATCCAGTTGTTATCGTTCAGGTCTACCCAGCGTCCGTTAGGGTCTTGTCTAAGCAAATAATCGCCTTGAAATTCGACTTTGTAATCAAGCGTGCTCCCATTCTTGAACGCTCCTAATAATTGACCGTCAAGCGCCGTAAAATACAGCGTGTCCCGCTGGCTTGTCGGGTCGTTAGGCGGGCTTGTATGTGATGTTTCAAAAATACAAATAACATCTACGGGGTCGGATACTCCCTCATCGTTATCGTCCAAAGTTTGAATGCGTAAAACCAAAGGCTGGTCGTATGGTGAATAATCGGGGCGCAACAAGTCAAGAATAGTTTGCCGTTTCTTTTGAAGTTCGGCAATATTCTCCCCTGTATACATCAAGTCAATAGCAAACGGTCTGGCTTTGCGGATATGCTTTTGATACAATACGCCGCCTGTTACGATAGGTGTCGTAACCTGCGTAAAAGGGCTCATTCCAAGTCCTTCGACTTTCATAATTTTCGCATAATCCCGAATGTCGACAAGCTCTCCCCCGTGTCGCGTCCATTGGCTGCGTAATGAAGGAGAATTGCCCCTTTCCCCTTCCCAGCTATATTCGGGGGCGTTATCCATATATCCTAAACCGGAACGCCAGCCTTGCATAAACGTTGAAGCCTTCATCGCTTGCTCAAATTGGAAACCGTCTACCCAAAATGGGTCAGTGCTTGCCACAGGGTCACGACTGACATATACACGGTATGTTTCGCTTGTTTCGTCTGCAATCCATGTTACAGATTTTCGTTGCCAGTTTCCGGTTGCCACGAATTCAGTAGTCGCTTTTGGTGTGCCGGAGCTGTTAGCAATATATATCCGCATGGCTTGACCTTTTGTGCCCAAAACATCAACGCTAAAGGTGTAAGCCAAGCCACTTGTAACAGGCAATGGTGAATAAATAATATCGCCTACAACGTCTGATCTCGGTACAACTCTGATACATTGTGGCCCTCGTCTGGTATGTTCGGAGTTTAGACTATAGATAGATAAGCCAAATGGGGCGGTAAAATATCCCACTGTTTTATAGTATGGGATAGGGTTTTTGATTAGGTTCTTGCCGGCTTGTGGCTTTACAATCTGGATTTTATATCTGTATTGGTTGTTCAAATCACCCATTATCGGTTGCTCCCATAAGCCCGTAATAATTCAAAGTTGTTGTTCATCATTTCACGCCTTCCATTTTCATTAATCATATAATTGTTTCCAATCCGCCCTTCTTCGGCGGCTTCAATAATGCTTTCACTAATCACCCTGCCTAATCTTTGATAGTCAATATCAAATGAGGCGTTGGTTTCGCCGCCTAACATATAGTTCGGGATAATACTTCCCTGTGTATTCGGGACGAACAATTCCGGCCCGCGTTCGCCGACAATGTAGGGATTGTTTTCGTACACCGGACCGCCGAGGGCGTTGAGGGACGGGTCTATATCACCGCCATAACCACCACCCGGGGTTGGTCCGCTGTATCCGGGGTCGTTGTATCTGACTGTTACGTCAAGCGTTTTGCCGGAAAATTCATAACCATCAATCTGACCCAGCTCACCCATCAAAACATCCAAGCCTTCCAAAACCACCTTAGCTGTTTTGGTATCAATTAACAAGCCGTTGAAATAAACATAATCCGTTTCAGCTTCGGAAAGGTCTAACAGCACTTTGCCGGTTTTGTCATCAACAACCATGCCGTCAACAATCTTAATTCCGCCTTCATATTCGTAAATATCAGCTATGACTTTGCCGGTTTTCTTTTCTACAATTTGTCCATTCGAGATTTCAATACCGTTTTTATAACCGGTGATATCGGCGATAATCTCACCGATTTTTGTTTGGATTTCTTCAGCTTTAGCTCTTTCAATAGCCGCTATATAACCTGCCATAGATTGTTCGGCGGCTTCGGCGGTTATCATTCCCGCGTCAACCATAAAATCATACAAAGCTTGCATTTCTGCTTCGGACGTTCCACCAATCGCGAACATAGATTCCAACGCACGCAACGTGGTTTGATTAGCCAAGTCTTGCATGGATTGTTTCAGTTCTTCATTTTTCGCAATAAGCCCGTCTATTTCGTCTTGCGCGTCTTGTGCGCTCATTGCCACGCCGTCAAGTTCACCACCACCAGCGGCGATAATTTCGTTCAGTTGCCCGATTCTTTCGTCATTGTCGGATATCTGCCCCAACAAGTCGTTGTATTCTAAGGCGTAGCTTTTAATACTTCCCCAGTCGGTTTTTAAGTCGATTTCAACTTCGCCTAAGGCTTCTAATGCGCTTGCGGCTGCTTCGGCAACATCAGGAACGCCGTACAAATCGTCTACTAAATCTTTGACTGCGTTCCAACCAGCACCGCCCCCAACATCTCCCATCTGGTCGTTGAAGTCTGACATGGCGTAAGAAGCCTGAACGGTAGAAACAAGCCATTCTTTCGTATTCGTGTCGGCGTTGGCTAATAAATCCACCCAGCCCTTCATTGCGGGTTGATTCGGGATTTCCCAGCCGCGCCCTAATTCCATCCTGACATTTGCCGAAGCCACTTCAAAGTCGGTCAAAACGTGCATAAATTCAGATGTAAGCGTTCGCGCCCCTTCAATACCAAGAACCTTTACCTCATACTCAATGCCACCAGCCCGCATTATCTCGGTGTCCATCAATTCCTGCATTCGGGCGGTCATTTCAGCCGTCCATAAACCGGCTTCTTCAAGATTCTGTTTCAGGTTATCCCACGTTCGACTATCGTTTTCTTGATTAAATACAGCCGCCCAAAAATCCGCCCAGCCGCTTGTTGATTCGGACAAATCCTTCTTCATGCTGTCGAAGTAATTGGTTTGCGCAGCTTGCATTGCTTCCCACTTACCGGCGGTGTCCATTTCTAAATTATTTGCTTCTAACAACGGTTTAGTAGATTCAAGAACTGCATTCAATAAGGCTTGCTGTTTTTCTGCTTTGGATAATTCATCGGCGGCTTTTCCGATAGAAGCGGCGTAATTAGAATATGTCACATCGGCATCGGTAATAATGCCAAGATTATCAAGAATTTGCGGTGAAGCCTTGCCAATACCCGTAACAATATCATCAAAGGCTTGTTGTGTTGAAAGCCCCATCGCACGCCCTCGAATGGCGGCAACTTCCATTAACTGACCCATCGTGTCAGCGTCTTTCGCAACGCCTAACATCAGGGCACGATTAGTCGAAGCCACTAAATCAGCGTCCGACACCATGCCAAGCGAAGTGGTGCGCACGCTATTCAAGATAGAAGCATACGATAAGCCCATTGACCGCGCTAAACTTTCCCCCGATTCTTCCATTCTGGTTAGAGCCGCGCCTTCCTGCGAAAAGTCAATTATCGCTTGACCTGCTTCTATAAAGGCGCTTACAACCTTTTCCCCAATTTCAAGTGCCGCGTCAAGCGATAATAGTTTGAACGCGTCCCCCATTCTACCGCCCATATTTTCAGAACCATTGGCAAGGTCGGTTTGGGTCGTGCCTACGCCTTGAAGGCTTGCTTTGACTTGCGCCGCACTGGAAACAACTTGTTCCGCTCCACTTGCTGAAAATGATACTTTTACATCGCTCATGTTTTAGCCTTCTTCCTTCGGGCTTCGATTACCTTTTGCTCTACGTCCATCACATCGTTCAATTTCCGTATCATCGGATAAGGCTGTCTAATCAAATCCCAAACTGGCACGCCCGCCCATTTGGCAAGCTGTACCATATTCCACCATTCAACATCTTTGCCGCTCGGCTTATCGTACAATTCTGGCGCGACAAGCCAAGCGGTTAGTCGTTTTTTGATTCGTCTGCTTTTTCACCGACAATATCAGCATTGATGGCGTTGTGGATTAGCAATAACAGCTTTTGCGGTATTTCATTTTCTTTCATCGCTTCAACTGTAATCGGGATTTTCTTTCCTTCATCATCGGTCAAGCCCCAATCTTTTAGGATTATTTCCAAGTTTTTTGCCACTCGGTCAAATCCCGTCAAGCCTTCTAATGCCTTACTGGTCGCGAAAGTCCATGCATTCGGCTTGTACTCGATATACAGGGCAAATTCGGCTGCGTTAGTTTCTACCTTAATATCAATGCGCCGACTATCATTCAAGTAATCGCTAATCCTCATATCACCATCTCCTTTTACAAACTTGCCAAATCGGTTACGATTTCAATGTTCATAGCCTTGCCCCAAGCGGTATCAAATACCGGCTGTAAGCCAAATTCCATAACAAATAAACCGTCCATATCGCTTGCATCACCAATAGCCGCGATCTTAGCCGGAAAGTCGATAATCAAACTGTGATTATAGGTCGATTCAATAACGGGTCCAGTTGCCTTAATTCTGAACCATTTGGTCGAACCATCGCGCAACTTGCCAATCAATGCACGTCCATTCACATCAGTCGCGACAGTGATTTTAGCGGTGTTAGTCGGCGCTTTTTCCACTGTGAACGGGTCGCATCCAATCGGGAAAACAAGCCCGAATTTATCGGTTAAGCTATATTCCAAGTTGAAGCCACGACAATATTTAGTCGCTCCGGCAAGTCCAGCTTGTGTATCTGCCATGCTTATTTCTACCATCGTTTGGCTAATCGGGGTTGTGTTCAATAAGGTCGCTCCGGCGGTCTTAGTAACACCCTCTTCAAGCGCCTTTGCAACGCCCGAGCCGGAAATCCCCACGCCATTATTATTGTTGAAAGTAAGCGTCAAGCCTGATACCTTCGCTCCGGCAACTCTCCAAGCGTTAGTCGTGTCCCCTTGTTCAACCGTGAATGTTTTGCCCACATCTTCAGCACTAACATTAGAATCGAACGTCCATTTATAAGCGGTCGTTGCGGCTTGTTGCACTGGCGCTGTGTAATGTAATAAACTTGAAAGAAGATATGCCAAATCTTGAAAAGCGGGCTTGCCGCTAATGTTCAGATTCGTATACTCCCGATTTTGCGCCACTCCGGTCGCATATTTCAAGCCTTGCGGTCGAATAACATCGCTTTCGTTTTGCGGTTGTAATGCAATATCCACCGCCCCCATTTTTTTGTTGGCCGGAACTGCTGTCCCGGCAGTTGTTTCCACTCCTAATTGAGTAGTTTGAAAAACAGTAGCTTTTTCTGTCATAATTTTTACTCCTGTGTAAATATTTCATAGTTGCGAATAATACCCTTTATCGGGTTTTTGTTCGCGTCAAAATCAGATTGTGGCCGCCTCGTTCCGGCGGTGCAATAAACAACCCCTGCCCCACTTGATTTATGGAGCAGGGTTCTAATTAGTCGGTCAATAGTATCAGCTGTAATATCTGATGACCCCTTATCGTAAACTTTGATTATCCAACGTTCACGGTCGCCGATTCGGTCAGCTGTGTAATTGGAAACAGGCGAACCTGTAACTTCATGAAACACGATAAAAGGAAACGCCGTTCCTTCCGGTGCAACGTACTTGTAAACCCTTTGCCCAACGTAAGCGGTAATGTCCGTATCGGTCGTGATTTTAGAATAGAGGTATTCACTTGCCTTGCTCATAAGTTCCCCACAATCCCTTCTAATGCGGCACGAAAACCCACGCCGGTTATTTCAGCTGCGGGCATTAGGAACGGTTGCGCTGCCATCTTATACGTTCCGTATTCAACATAACTTGCGTATTCAGCACTTGCTATAACCAGCGATTTTGTAGGGCTTTCGTTTTCAACTGAAATCGAACCCTTCAAGTAGCCTGTATCAACTGGTGCGAAGTTTTGCGCCATTTCCTGACAATCGTAAGCGGTTTTGCTCACAATATCAGAAACAAGGGAAGGTAGACGGCTGATTATGCTATCCAATATTCCGTAGTTGATGTTGATGTCTACGTTTACTTTCATTATGGGCAAGCTCCAAGTTCGTCAAGCCGTTTCGTGAGGTCTGCAATCTGCTTTTCAAGTTCGAGGATTCGAGCGTCCCGCTTGTTGATAGCCTTCTGCATCTTTTCTACCTGCAATGTCAATGTTTCGTTTTCCAGCTTCAAGTTTTCGATAGTTGCCTCACGATTATCAATTTCAGATTTTAGTCCGTCAACTTTGGCTTCAAGCCAATTTACTTTTTCCCGTAATGCGGTTAGTTCAGCACTGTAATGTTCTGCCAAAACGTCAATTACATCGGCTTTGATTTTGCGCTTATTAGCAATAGCTTGTACTATGGCGACAAAACCACCACCTGTTATAACTGCCAAAACAAGCGCGACCCAGTCCATGTTAGCCTACGCCATTATTTTGGTCTGTAAGGTCATGTAATAAGTTTGCACCACCACCAGCCACAATTGCAGTCAGGATTTTACCGATTAGTTCATTCGGGATATACGCGCAAAATAAATTCAATCCCGTAACCCATACAAGAACACCCGATAAAATCCATGCGGGATACATAAGCCAAAACTTATCCCAGTTATACTTGTCGAATAACGGCGTAACCAGCATTTCTACAAGCCGGTTAGCAAGTACCATCATTCCGATTACTACGCCTAATGTTGCCAAGTCAAATTCCATTATATATTCTCCGTAACCACCACTCTCAAGGCGGTAATATTTGATTTATCTTTGTTAGTCCAGTGCACTCGATAATTGATTCCGTTTATCTGTATCTGATTATCAAGTTCTACTTCTACATCGTAAGGCAGAGTTATAATCACCACCTTTCCTGTTTCAATCCGTCCGGCAACTTCTTTTTCAGCATCGCCTTTTGGTTCTCCGATTCGTGCCTTGCTTTGGCTCACTGTCGTCCATGATTCAGTATGCCCGCCTTGCCCATCGGAAGTTGCCGTTAAGCTTTGAATATAAGCCGTTTCTGGCATATTCAGTTCTTGTGTACTTCGCATTTTAGCAAGGTGTGATTCAGTTAGTATCATTGCGCACCATCTTTGCGGATTTTATCAAGCCGCCTTGTAAGGATTTCTTCCGATAGATTTCAGCTAATGCCAGCTTGTTTTTTACCCCGCCTGTGAATTCATAGCTTGAACCATCGGAACTGAATTTGACGATATCATCTTCAATTTTCCCAGCCCAAACTGTAAGCAATTCGGCGCTGGCAAAATAAACATCATACGTCCAGCCAGTAGCATAAAGTGCTGATTCCGGCTCTGCAAGCCCAAAATAACCGGCAATAAGCTGTTTATCGTTCGGGATTACAGTTTCACCTGCCCAATTCGATAACACCACGCTATCGTCCCAGTATTTCACGCTCGCTTGATACATCGTGTCGGATAGACGTGTTAGTTCCAGTTTGCTTTGATACGTTCGGTTTTGTATCAGTTGTAAGCCTATTTCATAGTCGGTAAAAGCACGCCCATCATCGTTGATTAGACTTTTTACCTGTGATATCAGCTCCCATAACGAATCAATGTTCATGCTCTTTACCTCTTATGCTCAAAGGGCGGTTGTTACGCCGCCCATTATTAGAATACAATCCAGTTGATTACATCACCGGCGGTAACTTTGTAAGTTGAGCCGTCTTTCACTTCCAAAACACCAGCGGTCAATGTAACTTTTACATCATTGCCGATATTCACTTCGGAACGAAACACTTGCACGATAAAGCCAACTGCGTCAGCTTTGCCAGTGCTGATTACCGCTTTGCCAGCCGAATCATCAGCTGAAACAGCGGTGTAAGTCCCACCGATAGGGATTTTTGCCATCCAGTCAATTCCTGCAATTAACCCAGCCATTATTCACTTCCTTCCATCCAGATAATCCGCCCTTCGATTACTCCGGCGGTCAATGCACTTGTGCCTACCGTGACAGTAATGGCTGTTTCAGCTGCTAACTTGAACGGAGCGGCAATTACAGCCGCCATAGGCAATTGAGCATTCTCTAAAAGAGTAGCCTTGCCAGTTGCGGCAATTAAGGCATTAGTTGACAAGCCAACCGCAACCGTAGCACTACCACCAGAAGTAACCGCATCAATAACATCCAAGAAGCCACTAATCACGATTGCATTAGCAGGGATTTTGACAGCCATAGGATGCGCGGCAACGGTTTTATTGCTTACAGGTGTCGAGGCGGCATCGTCCTCATCAACATCGAATACGAATTTTGTAATATGTAAACCAGCTAAGCTACCAAGTTTCTCGAAGTTCTCATTGACATCTTGAAGCCAGCCGTGTACTTGAATCTTCTCTAATTCAGCCATTTTGTAATCCTTTCAGGGCGGATGTTACACCGCCCCAACTTATCAGCAAATTAGCTTGCGGCAATATGGCTGTAAATACCTTTGACTTTGCTATCATAAACAAAAGCGTCGTGGTACAAGCGATATTGGAACAGCCAAGCGTCTGCGGTCTGATTTTCATCAGGCGCAAAGACCTTCAGCTTATCAAGTTTGGTAACTTGCAATACAGCACTCGGATGAAGCAGAAGGAAGTTAATATCCCGCCCGGTAGAAACAGTTTTGCTAAAACCACCAGCATCAGAAGTTGCGCCTGCGCTCAAAGTAATGCCCTTGTAGAAGCGAGTTTGAGGAACGGCGATAACTTGAACGCCATCCAGCTCAAAAACACGCCGGTCTGCGGTTGTCTGATTCTGCAAACTTCGGGTCAATTGACCTTTGAGCAAGTTGTAGCAGTCGGTCGAAAGAAACAGTTTGCGCCCTACGGCAGGAACTTCGTCACCGTCCAACGCCTTCATCGCCACATCAAAGGCGGCTAACACTTTCGCTCCGGTGTCTAATGCAGCCGGTGTAGCAACTTCGGTGATATTAGCCTTTGAAGCGTAAGCACTAAAACGATAAGCGTCAACTTCGGGAACAACTTGCGTTCGGATAAATTCGTCTGCAAGCGTGCCAAAAGCCATACCGAGAGTTTCTTCATCGTCCATGCGGTCGATAGAGAACGCACGCCCTCGTTGTGCTGATAGGGTCAAAGTTTCCCAAGTGCCAGTTACATCACCAGCCGGATAACCGGTAGATCGAGAATAAGTGCCCATTCCGACTACGGAAGTTTTGAACACATTAACAGCGGACGCTCCGCCAAAGTTTACCGGTTTGGTTCGTGCATCCATGAATGAAGTCAGGGAAGCGTTTTTGTAAATTTCATCCAAAATAGGTTGAAATTTTGAAGCTAAAGCAATTGAATTAGCCATTTTGTATACCTCTTTCGTATTTTATTTTAACCCAGCCGCTTTCCTTGCGGCTTCAACAATTGGGTCTACTGCCCCTTCGCCCTTTCCATAATTGAAGGCTCCGGGTTTATTTCCAGCCAATAAATACGGTTTATCTTGTGCCAGCTTTTTCAACAATGCCTCAATGTTAGAGGGTTTGCCTTTGTCGTCATATTCAATTGATTCTTTATCAATCAATCGGTACGCAACATCGCTATCCACAATACCGAGCTTATTAGCAGTTGTCGCCACCTCATGCGAGGTTGCCATCTCTTTACGCATTGCCGCTTCGGCTTCGATTCGTTTTTCCAATTCCGCCGCGCGTTCCTGCGCTTTTTGCAGTTCAGATTTACTCGCTTCCTCAGTATCACGAGCTTTTTTAATCAATGCTTCTGCTTCTTCAAAACTTGCGAATCCAAGTTCTTTCAAAGTTGCAGTTTTAGCTTGCTTCGCTCTTTCACCGAATAAACGGTTCAACTCGTCCTGCGAGTAGGTCTTACCATCAGCACCGGAAGGCGAACCGGATTCTACGCCTATTTCTACTTTGGGTTGTTCTACTTCATTTTCCATGTTTATATCTCTCCTCGCCTGTTACCGTCGGCGTAACGTGATTTCAAAATTCAATACAAATATTATAGCATATTTATGGCTCAATATCCCAGCCGTTTTGAACATGCCATTTTGCCAAATCTCGGTATTCCTGTTTCACATCATCGCCTAACAGTTCCCGCAATGAAGGCAAGCCTATGCCACCGCCCCATTCGGCATCGTATGTTTTCTTCACAAAATCGTCAAAGTTTAGTTTGCCATCCCGCCAAGCTAACCAGCGTGTATTACCTAAAATGCCCCGCTGTTCAGCTTCTGACAGGCTTCGGAAGGCTTCTTCGCCGCCCATTACGCGGCGCAATTTGTCAGGGCTTATGTTATATTTTTTGTACACTTCTTCCTGATTATTCATCAGGTCAATTTTACGCCCATCTTCTGGGTTAAGTCCCCAACGCTTGTAAAGCTCCTCGTACGAATATTGAACCGGGACCGCTGCGCATCGGCAATTCGGATGGCTCTCCATATCTTCCGACAACGGGTGAATCGTTCCATGCATAGCGTAACAACTCGGGCAAGTTCTGCCATCAAGCGAAGCACTCCATTTCCAGCCTTTCACAACGTTATCATTTGCTCTGTAATTCTCAACCGCTGCGATTCGTTGTGCTCTCAATGTTTCTGTTCGGGCAATCGTCAACGCCCGATTCAATGCCGTGCCTAACGCGTTCCTGATTAGTCGGGCAGTCTTTCGTGGATTCCAGCCTAAGGCAATTCCATTTCTAAGCGCATTAATAGCACTTTGCGCACCTTCTATTGATAATTTTGTGAAAAGCCTAAAAAGGGGTGAATTTTGGCTTGTCGTGCCAACTATGGCTTCAATAGCTCGTGGGTTTATTCTGTTAAAGCTGATGTTCAAGCGTGCGGCTCGTTCCGGCAAGCCTAACAACATCATATCGTCCGTGTGATTCAATGTTTCGGTGATAACTTTAGATTGTTCTTGACTTACTACCTTCTCGCTCCATGCTGAAAACTTATTCAATTCTTCAGCAATTTGCCGTTCAAGTTCCCGTGCCCGTTGTTGCTTGTACCACCAGTTAGAAGATACTGTTTCACCTTCTGATATTGCCTTGTCATATTCGGCTTGTAGTTTACCTATCTGTTCACGTAACCGTTTCCATGCGGATTGGTAAGCACGAACCATTTGGCTCGAAGCACGCCGTTCTTGTTTCAACAACCGTTTCTGGAAGGCTTGTTCTACATCGTAAATAGTGGGCATTGCTAATCCTCTATTTCAGCTCCGCCCGAATCAAATTCTTTCAACAATTGACCGCCTAAATCTTTTTGTTCATTTTGCCAGCGGATTTTTTCATCGTCTGGATTGTAATTGCCAAGTTCTCGAATCAATGTTTCTTTACTGATTCCCAGCTGATTCTTTACCAGTGCGGCGTTTGCGATAACTTGTTGGTCTTTTGGCAACAATTCCTGCCATACCAGTTTAGTTTGAATATCGTTACCAAATCCACCGATAGCTAACAATCGCCGATTCAATTCGATAATCATATCACCGTAAGTAACACGCTTTGCTTCGGTCTTTTCCAATAACGGTTGATACAGGATTTCTAATGCGATACCGGATAATTGTCCTACGGATTCTACCTTACCGCTTGTAACTTCGGGCACTCTGCTCAATTCATGGATAAACTCAACTTGCCGTCTGGAAAATTCAAGCGAACTTGCCAAGTCGGATTGCATTTCAAGATTCTCAATTTTGGCTTCCGTTGCAGGTGATTCAACGACTAACATTTTGTCAACGCCAGTTTCTACCATCGAATCCGCTCTAATGCCATAAGCCACCGTTTTCGGGTGTGCGTGGTGTCGTAAGATTTTACGGGTGTTACTCCAAATAAAATCGTTATTCTCGATTGCGTTTTTCAATGATTCGTTAAGGTCTGGTTCTCCCCAAACTTCAAAGGGTTGTGCCAAGTTCTGGCAATGCACAATCGGGGGGAAGTCGTAAGCCCACAGGAACGAATCTACCATAACAAATCGTCCCCCGCTCTCGCTCCGTTGTTCTGTAACATTCCAGTACAAGCTGTTCTCGGTTCGTTCATAAATCCTACGAATGGATATTGATTTCCTGATACCGTCAACTTCTTTCACCAGCGGATATGTTTCAATGTATTTGATAACTTCATCAACATCATCATCAGCACTAACGATAGATACCGTTTCAGGGTCTACCAAGATTAGCTTCGGATAAACCATGTCAGGCGTGTAATGGATTCGGATAAAAGCCGTTCCGCATACACCACCAGCCAGTGCCAACTTTTGTAACAGGCTCATTTTGCGGTTTGCAGTCCAACAATCATCAAGCCAAGTTTCCTCCGGCGTTTGCTCCCCTTCTGTAATCTCAAACTTGATACCTTTGCCAAAAAGGAACGCAACGCCCTTGTCAACAATCGCTTTCCCATAATTCAGCATGGCATTATCATCAGTTCCCCCACGCTCGACAATAAGCGGCTTTTTGCCACGCCCATAATACACTTCCCAGTTTTCCTGCATCATTGCGGCACGGTCTTTTTCACCTTGCGAAAACGTTTCCATGATTGCCCTGTTTATCCCATTATCCATAAAATCACCTCTTACTTGTACAAACTTTCCATCTGAACCACTTTATATTCTATCATTTCGTCCTCGTATGCGTATCTTAGCGCATCAATTAAATGGTTATTCTTATCCACCGGAACGGGCAAAGGGTTGCCGCCGGCATCCTCTTTCCATTTGTAAGTCGACAATTCATTGCGCATATTAATACATTTTACGTCAATAATCAATTCTTGTTGCTGTAACCATTGAATCCCGAAGGTGATACTATCTTTCCCCTTTTTCGCTCCGGTTGCATTGATACCGTTCATTCCAAGTTCAACAACCGATTTTGGTTCAGCACTATCAGCGGTGATGTAATCAGAACTGATTTTACCTTTCAGAATATCGGCAAGTTCGGGGTTCGTAAGTCCGGTTTCGTACACTTCATCATAAACATAAATCCGCTTATGTTTCTTGTCATAATGGGTCAACACAACCGCCGCAGGGTCAGCTGAAAAGCCAAAGTCAAGCCCATTTTTGCGGTTCGTTCGTTGCGCTTCTGGCAAATAATATTCTGAATCGTTATCGTTTAGGTCAACTACTTTCCAGTTCTTGAAGATGACGTTGCCTAATACGCCCCAATTGCCTAATGTGTAGACGTTCCGGTAATATTCGTCCTTTTCGTTTTCCAAATCGGCAATATCATCAGGGGTTAGAAAATGGTTGTCTTTGTAAGTGGTTTTCAGAATGGAAAGCCCATCAGCTTTTAGTTCGGTCTGGTCGTCCGCCCAACCGTTCGCTTTGAAAAATTCTTCATAAATCCAATTGGTTTTATAAATTGGGTTAAATGATAAAGTAAGCCGCTTCGGATATTTAGCAGAACCGCCCCTTTGCCGTTTTAGCAATTCTTTCATACTTGCACGTTCGGTTTCGGTTGCTTCTTCAATCCAAATATCCGTGATCGCGCCCTTTGCAGGTGTCAATGATTTCAGCTTTGCCACATCGTCTAATCCGGCAAATATCGCCTGATAACCGTTTTGACAAGTGATAAGCATATCGGACTTGTTGACTGTGAATAGCTTTGCTACATCTCCCCAATCATTGATAACACGTAGGATTTCAGTAAATACAGAACCCCGCAAAGTGCGCCCTACTTGTCGTGCGATAAGATAATTCCTGCCGCATTGTAACAGGTCATAAACCGTGCGCATCGCCAAAAATTTGCTTTTTCCTGACGAACTGCCGCCATAGAAAATTTGCGTTCGTTCCATAGCCTTCAAGTAAGGATAATAAACGGGATTAAATATTTCAGGATAAATGTTAACTTCCGTTTCCATCATCCATTAGCCTTACTGTGATAGTGTTCCCATCTTTGCCTGTGATTTCAGTTTTGCTTACTTGCGGTAATACATACCTGAATAGCACTTCGGCGGCTCTGGTATCTCCCCTTTCAGCGCGCTTTGCATAACTATCAACAATTAGCTTGAATCGTTCAAGCGGCAATATATCTTTCAATGCTTCAAGATATTCAAGTTCAGTCGCACGTGGCGGTCGTCCCTTTGGGTTGCCGCTTTGCCCTTTTACAAATCTGCCTTTATCATCTCGTTGCCTTGCCATTTTATCGTTCCTGTTTTCGTTCCTGCTATCAGGTTGTTTTTGCCCTGCATTGTACATCAAGAACAATCCCGTCCACTTTCGTTTGCGCCAGCATAGCCATGATGTTTATTGCCGTTTCGGGCAAATCAAGCGTTATTCTGATAGTGTTATCGCTTGTCAGCGTTTTCACATTGTTCACAATCGCTTCGAATTGTATCACGGGCTGTTTAGGTTTAGTTGCCATTATTTCACCTTCAACAACTTCGCTGTAATGCTACCCGCTTGTTCAGCTGAATGAACTGGTTCAGGGTTTGCAATTATTTGCAAACCTTTATTTTGCCCTCCGAGCGACATGTTTCTTTTGCCACGTTCAGCTAAAACACTTTCAATTTCAAGTGCTATCATCGCCTTTTGGCTACTGGTTAAATGCCTGCGTTCAAGATTAGCACGAACTACAAAACTAACAGGGTCGTTGCCGTCCCATTCAGAATAAACAGGTTCAACTCCGGCAAACGTGCAAGCCGTGTATCTGTTTCTACCATCTAAAATTTTGCCTTCATAGGTTATAATCGGGAACTTGCTATCATAACCGCCCTTTATACTTTCAACTAATGCCGCCATTTCGTCATCGGTCATCATCGGGAAAATATTAGCTAATTCGTGAAACTCCATTCTACCCTTCCATAATCGGGACTAATCCCAAATAATCCATAATCGCCGTGTACGCTTCGAACCAGCCGTATGCCACGAACGTCTTATACCCTTGCGCTTCTACAAACGCCCCAAATTCAACTTGCTCGGCTGTTAGTTTATTCTTGCCGTATTTCATTTCTACATACATTCCATGATATTTGCCTCGTGGATATGGCACGAATATATCCCATACGCCTTTGCGCAAGCCTTCATATCCCATCTTGGCTTTTTGCGCCGGAGTTGAATAAAATCCATTAGGCACAGCGTGAATCCACTTGCACTCTGGATGCATTGCTAAAACATCAAATAAGGCGACTTGTTCTGCGTGTTCACTCATGATGTTTCACCAAATTCTAATCGTGGTTGTGCTAATGCTTCATTTATGCGACGTTGTGCAATTTCAAAATAGCCTTTGTCAATTTCGCATCCGATGAAATTGCGACCAGTCTGCACGCAAGCCACGCCGGTCGTGCCGGAACCCATGAAGGGGTCAAGGATGGTCGCGGTCTCAGGAAGTTTGGCAACATCTATACACCATTTCATAAGCGCCACCGGCTTTTGTGTTGGATGAACCGCTCCATCAAGCAACAAGGAAACTCTATTCAAAGTAAATATCCGCAACGCACCTGCCTCTGAAGTCCAAGCCAATTCCCCGTCTGATTGTTTTATTCGTTGCCCTTTATCCCAAACCAGCCACTTCTGAGTAGCTGGAAGATAGTCTGCAAAGTAGTTGCCTCCCCAGATTATTTGCTTTTTTGAGATACGGAGTAGCTCTTCAAAATATCCCTGCAAAGGTCTTTGTTTATCCCATCCAAGAAATTCATAAGCCTTGCGGCCGCCGTGCCCACCAGACGATTTTTTTTGTCCGTCTTTGCCAATCCCATACGGCGGGTCAGTAATCACAGCGTCCACGCTTTTATCAGGCAAAGTCCGCATAAATTCTAAGCAGTCTACGTTGTATAGTTTTATATCGCTCATGATTACCTTTATTCTACCATGAAATGCGGCATAAACATCTTACTTGTGAAAACAGGGCGCAAATATTCATATCCTAAATTCAAAGTATCCGTGCTGAATACTTTGCCGTTCGTTTCGTCCCTTTCCCCACGTTCCCAGCGTTTAGCGTTCGGGTGTTTCAGCATATCTTCACGGTTTATCCAGCCGCATAGCCATACCCGATTGAATAATCCGGTTGTTGACATGAAGTAATATATCTCCACCGGACTGTTAGGCAACTGATATTGATACAAACTTGCTTCGTGGTGTGAATTAGGTTCGCACTTGCGCAACTTGCACTTTACATCAATTTTATTGCCTTGCAGGTTATAGTCCCAGTTCAAATCACGGGAACGCCTTGCTTGCGGATAGATGTTTTCAAATACTATTTCGCCCAAAATGCCAGCCAGCCGCGAAGCCTTCTTGACCGTTTGCGTATTTTCGTTCAGCTTCGGGTTGCCGTGGTACATCGCCTGATACCGTTTCCGCATTTCGCGCTGAAATTGGGGCGGTATTTGCACAACTGCGAAGCCATTCTGATAATAGATGTTAGGGGGGTTCATGATATTTTACCGTCCCATTCAAAAACTTCGCACCAGTGTTCACCCGTCCAGTTTTCCGGTTTTTGTTGGATTTCTTCTGCTTCATCACAAGCAGCTTGCGCTTTTTCACGGGAATCAAAAATGCCTATCAACTTTGAAGGCTCTCCGCATTCAATGCATCCAATATCAAAGGCTATATATTTCGTTGCGTTTTCCCGTTCGTACCTTGCCCTGTCAGAAGCAAGTGCCATTTCTAATCCTATTCCTATCATCATTCCCCGCCTTCCAGCGTATCTTCTACAAGATCAGCAAGTTCACGGAGTTCGGAAGGCGTGAAGCCGTGAATTGCAGCCATAAAATCAAAGTCAAACGTTCTTGTCGTTTCATTTATAAAGCCAGCGTGCTCACCGTCTTTATAAACAGCGGTTCTGAAATAAGTTGGAGTTAGCTTTATTTTGTCAATCGTAAACTTACTTCCCAACTGACTACAATTTGTAGTCGGTTCAACTGGTTCATAGGTTGCGGCAAATACATCCGGCTTGCAAGGATAAAATTCACCTGCAACGCCTTTGATAATCCAGTCGCCAACGTTGGCGGTCATCGTGCCTTCGAGGGTTTCTATTGCCATAACATTTGAACTACGCCAATGTTTAGCTCTGAAGTCCGTCCAAACTTCTATGTCGTCCCAGTTATCGCCATCGTATTGAATAGCCTCGATTACTACTGGTTTTTTGCGGTATTGGTTAGTCATTGTTCACCTTCCGTTTCTTCTTCCTCTAATGCTTTAATCATATTGGCATCAAACCCTTCATCTCCGTATTCTCCGAGAAATTCAATTTGCCTGTCGTTCAGCTCAACAATGCCAATTTCGATTTTCACGGACTTGCCGTTTTCTAAGCCGTTTATCAAACTTTCGATAAACCGCATTACCTCGGAAGTATGGCTCACATAATAGGCATCGCTATCAGCGACTGGGGTTAGATTTTCGCTTAGGTCAACTAAAAAATAGGGATATTTGTTCATCATTCACCTTCCTTTTGCACTTCTCATTTCAACCCCAAATCGTCAGCCCTATGACTGGTCAGCGCAAAGTCTATTATTGCAGCACGTGCCTTTTGGAAATCAGGGTCATCACAACTCAATGCGCAAAAATGCGCTGCAATCTGAGCAGCTATTTTCCTGTCAACAACCATGCCCATACTCCCGCACCATAATGGCAGGCATGAATAATCAAGGTCAGCATATTGCAGGTCAGCATATTGCAGGTAAGCATTTCGCAGGTCAGCATATTGCAGGTCAGCATATTGCAGGTCAGCATATTGCAGGTAAGCATTTCGCAGGTCAGCATATTGCAGGTCAGCATATTGCAGGTCAGCATATTGCAGGTAAGCATATTGCAGGTCAGCATTTCGCAGGTCAGCATTTCGCAGGTAAGCATATCGCAGGTAAGCATATTGCAGGTCAGCATTTCGCAGGTCAGCATTTCGCAGGTCAGCATATTGCAGGTTGGCACGTTCCCCGCCTTCGTGGTTTAGCCATAGTTTGTGATTCTTTAATATTGTTTCAAGTTCTTCTCGTTTCATCATTCACCTCCCTTTGGGGCGTTCAAGTATCGCCATTGATATTTCTTTGGCAGTTCGTCAAGCGCAAAAGTGGTGTCGTTATGGTCATCAAACATTATGTCTTTGGCGGTCGGGTTGCCTTCCTCATAATCAAAAAAGTGCCCTGCTTGCATTTCCATTGTGCGCATGTTTATTATTTCAACATCTTGGTCAAGTTCCGGCAAGCCATCTTTCTCAAGGCTATGCCAACGGTATTGTTCTTTGAGTTCGCCAAGTTCTTTTTGCAATGCCTCTATCTCCGCCCTCAACCCATCTTCAATGGGGCGGGTGTTCCAGTGGTCGAAAGTGCCATCGGTATTGGTGAACCACTGTAGCCCGCACTTATTACAATAGACCTGCCTACTGCCCTTGTAAGGCTTGCCCGAATACTGAGCCACATTTTCAGTCGTTCCGCATAGCGGACACGGTCGTAAGTTAGTTGTTGTCATTTCAATTCTCCTATTCAAATACGTATTTTTCAGCATTCGGGTCTGGGTCTATTTCCAGCAGTATCCCGGCTACGGTCTTGGTGTTCTTTGTCAAGTTCCAAACGACCGAGTTTCGGCTATCGCAAAGTATCCTAAAATAATAGTCCCGTGATATTTTGACCAGCTTCGGGTTACGGTTATTCCGCAGCCTGAATTTATAAATATCTTCAAGCAAATTTTCTAATTCGTTTTTAACCATTATGTATCCTTCCTTCCGGCACTACCACCAGTTGGTCGGGACGTACCATCGCTATGTTCAACGATAACCGTCCGTTTTTGTTATTGCCAGCGTCCCAGCTTTTATCATCAATACGTTTCACAAGATGGCTTCGTCCGCCATTGATTTCGCCGGTTCGTTCGTCAACTTCGATTAGTTCGACTGGGACGGCTTCGGCTTCAGGCGTTTCAAGATAATATAATTTTGGCTTGTTCATGCTACGTTCCTTTTGATGATATTCATCATAATCCGGATTTTGGTCAAATCAAATTCGGTCAAGTCTACGTTCTGGCAAAATCTGATAATCGGGTCGTCCGGGAAACTACGCCGGATAACTGCCACGTTTTCGATAATTGCCTTCCGGTCTACACGTCTAACCATGTATTCGGCGTTTCCGTTGGCTGTCAACTGTAAATAGTCAAGTACAAGTTGGGGTTTCATTTCGTTTCCTTTCTAATCTTCGTCTTCCGCTTCAGCTGGCATAATGTGCCCGAAACTTCTTGTACCAGCCGCTCCTAAGCGGTCAAAATAAACGGTCAGGGAGTTTTCTGTCAGGCGGCTTGTTATGCCACCTTCGGCTATCAGTTTGGCGTTTGAAAAGAAGGTCAATTCCTCAAACAGGTCTTGTGGGTCTTCTTCTGCGCTATCCCAGCCCCAATCGCCGCCATCGCTGTGCAGGGCGGCAATATCATCTAACAATGCGCCCGGTCGGTATTCGTAGCCGGAATAAGCGTTGGCAACGTGGTCATCTGAAAATGTAATCAGATACAATCCGCCGCCGCTGTCTTCGTATACTTCAAAACTGGTTCTTGTTTTCATGATGTTTCCTTTCTGCCAGTCTTTTGCCCGACTGGCAGGGCTTCTTGATTAGATGATTTCGGGTAAGGTGTAATGCCCTTGCGGTGATCCGCGATAATTCCATCTGATAACAGCTTGATGTTTTTCAGCTAATCTTTTTGCGATTAGTTGAGCTGCACCAGCGGTCGTGTCGTGGGTAAAATCTACGGGTGTATCTTCCCAGCGTTTACCTTTTTGGCTAATTTTGAATTCGATTACTGATTTTGTTTCCATTTCCTTCGTTTCCTTTCTTGATTTCCTTTAGTATAATGGATTATCCGATATAAGTCAAGGGTTTTAAGCACCAATTTTCAAAATTGGTCAAAATTGGTCAAAACGGTATATCATCGTCAGCACTATACCCACCAGTATCACGATCGGTTGTGCTATGCCCTTCACCACCCGACAAGAAGCGCACGTTTTCAGCTGTGATTTCAAAACTTGCCGCCCAGCTTTTATCCTTTTTCTGATAAACCGTTGGATTGCCATCAGTACCAGCTTTGAGCCGTCCTTCAACAAGAACTTTTGAGCCTTTGGAAAGATACTGGTTGCAGGCTTCGGCTTGCTTATTCCATACTGTTACCCTGAACCATGTCGTTTCGTTTTTATCGCCGTACTTCCGGCTTGTCGCCATGCTGAAAGTTGTTACAGGGTCGCCGTTGGGGGAGTACCGCATTTCTGGACTTTGCCCGATATGCCCGATTAAGATTATTTTTTGATACATTGTTTTATTCCTTTGGTACATAATATAATTGTGATACGCCCTGTTTTTCCCCTCTCTGCATATACCCGTCTTTGGCGAGTGCTTTTATGCAGTTATGGACGCTTGAATAGTGCATTCCGGTTATTCTGGCTATCGCTGTAGCTGTAGGCGCTAACCCATCTCCTACCAAGCCACAGGCGGCTCCATACACCCTGTCCTTTTGGCTATTCGGACGAAACAGATAGGGTTTCGTCTCATCCTTCCAGCAATTATTTTCATTTGCCACCTTCTTCACGTTGTAAAATATTTTGGGGAAAGAATCATAATCGCTTGCAGGCTGTACGCCCTTGCCAACATCAATAGTGTAATTCGTATCAGAAGCCCATCTGAAGCCCTTACCATCTCTAAGCGCAAGTAAAACGCCTGCTTCTTCTGGTGATTCACCGTCCCAGCTATCGTTCAAAATATCAATTGCCTTTTGAATTTCTGAATAGGCGTAACCATCAGCTTTTAGGGCAAAGGCTAGCCAAAGTCTGGTGAAGTCATACGGCCTAAAATACCTAGCCTTACCCTGACTTTCACCGTACTTTACAGGCACTAAACCATCTACTTTTTTTAGCATGTAATTTAGTTGCCTGTAAGTCACTTTCAATAGTTGAATTGCCTCTTTACTGTCCATGCCCATCATCATTATCCTTTCGTTTGCCAGCTTCTAATGCCAGCGTCTTTTTTATCAACATGGTCGTCAAGCCTACGCTTCATATCGTCTGCTATTGCAAAACAATGGGCTTTTTCGGCGTTTGCGATAAATTCCAAAGTTTCTACCACGTCCACGTTGCCAGTATTGAATTTTCCCATGATTTTTTGCTTCTGGATAATAATTTCGTTATGGTTCATTCTGCTCCTTTTCCCTTCTTAGCGATTCACCGGTGACAGCCAGCACTTTGCATTTCACGTCCCGAATCCGGTCTGCAAGATACGGCTCCAATACTTCTTCTGGTGAATCATTCGATATCAGCACCGTCATTGACTTTTGATTCAAAGTTTGTTCATAGCGCGCATTGATGATTTCACCCATAGATTCGTTTGCAAACTGGGTTTGGTTTATCCTTCCGATTTCGTCAATGACTAACCAGTCTTTATCGCATAGTTCAGCTATTCGTTGCAGGACTAACAGTTGACCGTTATCTTCTGCAAAGGCGCTACGTAAACGGTTAATCATTTCAAACTGCCTAACGAATAATGCGGATTTTCGTTGTTTCAAAACTTCTACGGTCGCCGCTTTGGCTAATACGCTTTTGCCGATTCCAAAACCGCCCTGAATCCATAGCATACCGAATCCGGCTTCACGTAAGGTTTTTAGCTCCTTGCCTATGCTGATTAGTGTTTCCGTTTTTTCCAGTAAATATGGAACGTCTTTATCCGATTCAATAACGCCGGTGTTTTTGTAGCTGACTGGCAAATTCGGGCAAATTGCCGCACCGTTTTCACCGACTAATACCCAGCCCATACCGTGGCAAATTGGACAATCAGAATTGCAATTCGACATCATCACCTGCCAGTCTGTTTTTGCCTTCGATAAAATAAGTTGTGCCGCCTTTGACTATTGTCTGGCTTTCTTCATGTTCTGGAACGTATCTGCCAGCGGTTTGCGGCTTAGCCTTGCTTTTAGCTTGTGGTTTGCCGGAAGATTTGGATTCCGGCTTATTGCTTGACTGGAATCCTTCAACTTGCCAGCGTTTGATTATTGCACTAACATAACTCCAACTTCGCTTGTTGTTCCGGCTTGCTTCTTCAATAGCGGCGACAATCCAATCCGGCGAAACGTTATCTTGTTCTAAGAAGGCTTTGATTTCGTTTCCAATAAGGGAAGTAAGCACTCCGATTTCAGATTCGTAACTTTTGAATACTTTGGCAGTTTCTTGATTTTGTTTTTGAATTGAAGAATTGAAATTTTCATTGCGCTCTTCTTCTTCATCATCTTTAATTTTATCATTCGGTCTTTTGTTTAATAAGTATTTAGTAGGTGCGGATTTCCCGTAACCGGTTTTACCGTAACCGGTTTTACCGTATACGGATTTTCCGGTTGCGGTAGGTTCAAGAGCATCATCATCTGGGGCTTGCGGTTCTTCATAAATAAGATACGTAACTCCGGCGAACTTGCCTTCTCGCCTTTGATTTTCACGGATTTTAATATGCCCTGCTTTGCGCAATTCCATAACACCTCCCATCAGACTGTCTCTGCCATCAGGGGCTTGTTTGATAAGGTGTGCTAAGCTGATTTTCCAGTCGTCCGGCAATGTAAGCAGGTAAATCAACAAGCCTTTCGCTTTCCAGCTTAGCACCACATTCTTGAAGGTATTGTTTGAAACGGTTGTAAAGTTTTTTTCATACTTACCCTTCTTGAATATCGTCTGTTCTGATTCATTGTCAGCTGTCATTTTACAGCCTCATTGATTTCGGGATAGGATTAGTGCTATACCATTTTGTCCGGTCAAAGGGGTTTTCGTTGTAATCGCCTGTTACGATTAGTCCGGCTTCTTCAAGCCGCTCTAAGGCGTGGCGTATCTGATTTTCGGTTAGGAATGGAATCAGCTTGCACCACTGTTTTATAGTTGCAGATACCCAACGCCGCCCATCACGTTTTTCAAGCTCGAATGAATGTATCTTGTAGTAAACCGCTCCGCAATTCAGGTCGAGCAATTTAGCCACGTCTACGTCAAACATTTCTGGATTGTTTCCTGTCATTTTCTAATCTCCTAAAATATAGTTTCAAGCCTTATGCCAGCTCGTGCCTATATTATAACCTAATTGGATATGGGACGCAAGCGTGTATAGTGTGAATTTGCACAATGCGTCCCTTTTTATCACTCCACCTTGCCATACACCCGATATTCGAAACCGCCACGCCTTTTGGGGGCAACTGTTTTTCTGATGTATCCGGCTTGTATCAATTCCCGAATGCCAGCCTTCACCGAATCCCGCCCATCAGGCGACAAGTCGGTCAATTCTGAAACGGTGAAGTCCGTATCACGTGGAAACGTCAACAAGAAAGATAACATTCCACGTCCCTTCCAACTTAAGCTTCGGTCAAATAATACTTTCGGATTAGGTTCGCTGTCCGTTGTCGTCAGGATGATTTTATGTCGTTTGGGTTTTGTCATAGTTCTCCTAATCAAAATATGGCAAGTACCAGAAACGGTCAACAAGTTCGTTGTAAATGTCTTCGCCGTTTTCGTGGTTCTGCCACATATTTTTGCCGCTCGACCGCCACGCCTTGATTATTTCCCCATTCTGAATAAGCCTGACAAGAACAACAAGGTTATTTTCCGGCAATACTTTTTTCGTGTCATAGCCATTTTTTAGTCCGATAAATTCGCTTTTCAGCTCATGATAGCGGTCAAGTAATATAGCATTAGCGGCTTCTAAGTGGTAAATCTTTTCTTCTGCTTTACCAAGTGCTTTTTCTAATTTGGCAATTTCTTTGTCTTTCATTTCTAATCTCCTTTGCCAGTCTATTGCCCGACTGGCAGGGCTCTAATCAAACTAAACTTTGCGGATACTTACCGAAGGGCTGCCAACTTTACGGGCAACTTCAAGTTCGGGGTGTGCAACTGCATAACCGTCTAACAATTTCGTGTCCCAGCTTGTGCGTCCTTTTGTGAAGGTGAAGGCGTGGGTCGTGCCTTTGATGGTTCGACCAGAAGCTAATACCTCTCCTTTTATCTCCGCTTCAAGCACGGCTTTTTCATTCGTCATGCCTTCGATTTTGTCGGCATATTCGGCTTCTATTTCGGCAATCTTATCTTTCACTTCCTGCGGTGTAACAGAATCGATTAATGCCTTTTTTTCTTGTTCTGCAAGGGCAATCCCTGCGCCTAAATCTGAATATCTTTCAACTTTTCCGTATACGTCCATTTTTACCTTTTCTTCCGGTTTGACCACCCACCGGCAAGGCTTAGTTTATCTAATATATCGAACCGTCTTTTTTGGCTTCGATAATCAGTTTTGCAGCTGCAATCTTTCGCATGATTTCTGCTTTATCAAGCGGGCTTAATCCGTTGGCTTCAACTTGCTTATTCATTGCGCCTAACATCTTTTCCAAAACAGCCTTTGCCAGTTTCCCGTACTGTAAGCCTTCCGAAGTCGTAATTTTGCAGGCGTCTTCAAGGGTCATCGGGTAGTTTGAGGAATTATTGGCAATTGCTCCCAAATCCTGATTTCGGGTCGGATTTTCGCCTTCTGGGGGATATTCGGGTTCGATTAGTTCCGCTTCGATAACGGTTATATCATCGTCGTCATCGTCCATGCCAAGAACTCGATTAGCTTCTTTCATTGTCAATGGCTTGCGGTCGATAATGGTTACATCATCCGGTTCGGGCATTTCCAACTCTCCAACGACTTCAATTTGCTCGCCTTCTGCTTCGGCTTGTGATTCGTCAAGAAGGTCTGCATCAATTGGATCAAGATATCCGTAAGTGCGCAATAGCTTGAGCAAAATCGTCTTGTGATAAGCAGCCTCTTTGTTCGTCTGCCAAACTGAATCGGAGCGGTTGTAGGCTTTGGAATATTTCCTGCCATGCGCTTCCATTTCATCGTTGCTCATGTAAATGGTTTTTTCCAAGCCACTAATCAGCTTGAAAGAAGCGATTAGTCCAATCGGCGTTTTGCCGCCTGACGAACCAACGATTTTCATTTTTCCGGTGATTCTGTCTTCTATCACCTCTTCACCTTCATAGATTTTGGATACATTGATGTACCAATATTTGCCAGTTCGGATTGCCATGTGCTGTATACCACGCCACCCGGCTTGAAAGTTGGCTTCAAAAACATCATAGCCCGCCGCCTTAGACTTTCTGCTGTTTTTATAAGGCACAAGCCAAGCGTGCCCCAGCGAAGGGTCGCAAGACAATTTGAGAGTTGCAGCTCTTAATGCGCTGCTAAAAATGCTTTGAGGTGTGCATTCCTGCAAAGGTGGCGACATTTTGACTGCTAAAATAGCTGATTCGATGTAAGCCATTCCACCACCTCGTAAGATGGAGTTGAACACTTGCATAACTTCTGGCGAGCGTCCGTACTTTGCGATACGCTCATACCGACTGTAGCCCTCGGTAGGGCTCAACTTTGATTTTTGGGGTACTAATTCATTATTCATTTCAAATCCTTTCTATTTACTTTTGATTAGTTCTTGACATTTTGATTTTGCTCTGCTACAATGTGGTTATCCTTTTTAGATTGTTTGGTAGTAGTAGAAAGAAGCCCGACGTTTCCGGGCTTCTTTCGTTCCCATAGCCTTATAGTTCACCTCTTTCCTTTTTTTCAACCAAGCCTCGCACAACCCAACCGACGGTTACTGAAATGGCGATTATTAATGTATCAAGCACAGGTAACATTTCTAATTCCTTCCGATTGCCGCCATAAATGCTTCATACCGCTCTTGTTCCTTCCGCAATTTAGCGGTCATTTCTTGTTCGGTCGCCGGACTTGTGTAATCGCAGCCAGTCCACATATGGCGTGTGCAGCCGAGAAAGCTTGTCATGTCTCGCTTGTTCGTGCGAAGCGATAGCACCGCTCCACATTTGGGGCAATGCCAGCCGTCTTTTTCTTTTACCGGTGGCTGCCATTTCATCTTTTCATACCATTTGGGTTGTTCGGCCATTTCTAATCTCCTTTATGCATGTCTCGAAATTTCTATAGTCCTCATTGCTCTATCCTCACCGGCATTTATCAGACACTTAATGTGATTGGCAATGTCGGAAGGTTCTTTTTTGTTGTTGAAGTTGAACATGAACGGCAAGGCTTGTCCGACAACCCAAATATGCAAGTTGTAAGCGCCATAATCACCTTCCGCTACCGTGAATGAAGTAACATATTTTATAACAATGGTGGTAGTTGATACTAATTCGGTCATTTCGTTTCCTTTTCTGCCGGATATAAAGCCTCCGGCTGGGCTTGTGAATAACTAACTTAGGGCGTTTCTTGTGGTCTGCATGCTGACCGTGTATTCTAATCCTCGTTTTTGGATTTCGTCGTCAGCAAGTTTGATTAGAATTCGCAAGTTTTCTACCTGTTCTTGAAAACAAGCTTCGCTTAGCTGTCTGCCTAAATTGATGTAACAATCTATCAGCTGGTGGTTTGGAATTGCTTCATAATAGTCTTTGTTGTCTTGAATGATTTCTTCGTACATGTCGTTTCGTTTCCTTTTTTTATTTGGTATGCCACCATTATAAAGGATATTCCGTAAGATGTCAAGGGTTTTGTGCATGAATTTTGGAAATTGGTTAGGTTGGGGCAAAATATGCCTGTACTGAACCGTTGCGGATTTTGCAACGGTTGGAATATAATTCGGTCAAGCTAAACGGCAAGCCTTGTTGCCGGATGGCAAATACAATACAAAACAAAACTTGATTAGCCTTAGATTTTCTTGAATGGAACGCCTTCAAAGGCAGGGTGTTTCGCTTTTAATCCCCCTGCATAAAATGAACCGGCAAGTTGCGGTCTTACCGGTTCGGGTTTGGCTGGTATCGTGCGCCCGATAACACAACCGATACGACCCCACTTGGTCCGCAACGTACAAAGGCGTGTGAGGTTCTGTTAGTCCAATTATAGCACGAAGTGTAGGCAAATTATGCCCGAACTGGATATGTACACGTTTTCGCCATTTCGTAACCATATCAGTCCAATATGTACACGAAAGTGCCTTTTCGTACCCATAAGAAAAGCCCCCACATCTTATACCGAGTAAGGGCTTTCAAAAACCGTAGCCGGAATTTCTTCACTCCTACGGGTCTGGGGAGTACGACTTCCCCGCCTGTTTCGCGGTGTTTTCTGTCTACCGCAACGACTTTCCAGCCATAACATCTGGAATACATCTTTGGCGGTCTACCTTCCGCCCGTGTCGGTATTTTGTTCCAGTCTACCGATAACCTGTTATAAGTCCATTGTCTTAGAATACCTACGGTCAATTTACCGTGCGCTTTCGCTTCTCCATAGCTTATAGCCAAAGTATCATTCGCAATCTCCCCTAATTATACACAAAAGATTATTATTGTGTATTATTATCGCACTCCAAAAGGTAGAAATAAATACCCTAATCACTACTTTGTGGCAATTCTAATCACTGTTTTATGGAATCGAAGGGAATCGAACCCTTATTTCTGCATTGCGGGTGCAGGATAATCCCGTTATATTACGATCCCAAATTGATTATACCCTGTTATATGCCCCGATTATTACCCATTATTCGGGACGAACCGAATCGGTTCTTGTCGACTATAACGAAAACCATTGCCACTTTTGGGGATTTCATCGGTTATAGTCGAAAACTTTTGCCGTTTTGCAGATTAGATTCGTGCCATTTTGCCTACTTCTGCTAATCCACACTACCATGCCTGATTAGCAAGAATGCGCTTCTAATTACAATTCCCCGATATTGTATCTGTAAGTGCAATTGACTTTCATGCAGTTTTCACGCTTCATGTGGGCATGAAAGTCAAGTTACCGGCAAGTTAGAATACACATTTACGTCCGTAAAATTGCGCTAAATTGCATTAATACGGACGTTATTTTGTTTTTTGCCGCTCCAAGCCATCACAAGCGGCAAGTTACAGGCAAGTTAGATTATCACGTTGCTATTGATTATCATCTGCAAGCCCTTGTTTTTATCCCAAATAAAGGCTTGCGCTTGTCGGGTTGCACCCAAAAAGCCCATCTCGGCGTGCCAAGCGTCCGCCGCTGTTATTGAACTAATACGCCTAAACACAATGCCACCTTTCGTGTAAGAACTTTCATTATGCAAGTGCCCTAAATGGAACTCACGCCATATCGTATTTCCCCAATCGTCCGGTGCTTCAATTTGCATAAGCCCCTCTATCCGCTTGCCTTCATTTTCCCCGTGCGCATACCCGATAAGGTTTTTGCCATAGCGGTGATACTTGCGCTTTGTAGGCGATAAATCAACATCAACATCATCAGTATCAGAATAGCGTTGGTAAAGCCCTACGGTTGCGGCGTAGGATAGAACCATGTCATGATTGCCGCTTACCCAAATAACCTTTACCGGCGCAATTGCCCTGCATTGTTCTATTGCCCAAACTAATAACGCCGCTCCCTTAGTAAACATCTTTTGCCAGCGTGTATCAGAATCAAGTTGCGTTCCGCTTGTTGTCGTAGTCTTGCTTGAATCGAAGTGAAAGAAGTCTTGACCAATCGGGAATAAGATATATTCGGGCGTGCAAATCTGAACCGCTTTTGATAGCAGTTCATTTATCGTGCCTTCCCATAACTTCTCGGCAATCTCCAGATCATAATCACCTTGCCCTGTTTCCCGTCCCCACGCCATTTTCGCAAGGTGAAAGTCCATGATAGGCAATTCCAACATTCCGTTGCCTTTGCGCCGTTCATACGCCCTAACCTTCACCGGCGGTAAGGCTTTGAATGCCTCAATTACTTGTGGCATGGTTAGATTGTTTGCAAGCGGCTTGACGGTTAGGGTTACGGAATATTTACGGTTCGTGTGCAACTCCCCTTCACCATCTGCATTTTTGATTGTTACGTCCCAGCTTCCATTTACAACCTTGCAACTTACAACTTCCCATAGAAGCGGATCGAAGCCGCATTTTATCATTATTAAAGTCGGGCTTGCCGCTTCACCTTCTGTAAGGTAAATATCTTGCTTTACGGTCTGGGTCTTGTCAGGGTTGAAGCTAACGGTTTTTTGCGTTGTTTCTTTGCCTTCGGATTGCATTACCTTATCAATGAGCCGCTTCATTCCTGTTATCTGTTTTTTGGCGTTATTTTCGGATATATCCACCCCAAACAGCCGCTTCATTTCGCTTGAATAATTGCCCTTTATACCGAGTATAGATTGTTCAATTGCCGTCAATGCCATAACCTTACACTCCTTTTTATGCAACATATAAGCCCCTGTATTGCAAGGGGCTTAGGTTAGTGGTTATCGTTCTTCTATCTTAATCCAAATTGACCGTTCGTCAACACGTCCACGATTAGTTGAGATTTTACACTCAACTCGGTATGTTTTGCCGCCCAAGCCACCGGATAGCCAAACGGCAATTACGCCATCTGCTTCTTCGCTTCTGTCAAGCGTCATTTCGGGCGGCACGGTAATGGTATGGGTCAAAATGCGCTCCGGCGTTTCACCGCCTTCAAGCCATTCTTGCCAGTCGAAGCCATAATCCAACACTGCTTCGGGGTCTTTCAAAAATTGGTTATCTGCCATAATATTATCTCCTAACACTTGATTTTATAGGTGCGGTTTTCCGGCGCGATTTCGTACACCCGATTTTCTGCCGGTATCACATATACCCTGTTTTCCGCTTTGATAACGTATATTCTGCAACTCGGTGTCGTGGTCGTGCCTGCGATGAAATAGGCGTCCATTCCGGTCAGAACATAATCGCCCGTATCAATACTCAGTATGAGCGATTTCGCAAAGCCCACGTCCTTGCCGGATAATGCGTAACTACCAACTCCAAGCGACAAAACCCGCTCAAAGAGCAATTTCACATCGTGCCCTAATACCGAGTATGCGCCATTGCCAAGCGTGAGTATCAGGCTTTTATTTATCGTGAGCGGATTGCCCGTTAGGACATATGAGCCAGCCTCACAAGCGAGAATGTAATTCCGCAGTAGAACCAGATCGGCATCAGTCCCTGTGAGGGTGTAAGCACCTGCTTCACAAGCGAGCGAGTAATTTCGTTGAACAGTGAGCGTTGCATCTGTGCCTGTGATTAAGTAATTGCCAGCAGAGCAAGCCAACACATAATTTCGCTGTAAAATCAAGTCGGCATTTTTGCCACTTACTGAGTAAATACCCGCATTAGCTGTGAGCGTATAGTTGCGCTTTACCGAGATACTAACATCTTTCCCAGTCAAAGAATACGAGCCTGCGCTTGCTTCAAGCTTGTAGTTCCTCTGGACGGTTAGGTTTACGTTTGCGCCCGATAGCGTGTAAGTTCCCTTTGCGGCTTCGAGCGTGTATTCTTCCGGTTCCGGTTCTCCGCCATCAATAATCACATTATCCGTACTTTGTATATAGTTCGTATAAAGCGTTTTACCTTCAACGGTCAATAAATCCCATGCGGCTTTTGCGGCTGCGTTTGGCGTAACGCCCTTCAATATTCCTAATCGTCCTGATGCCACGTTCCAGTTGATGTTGTTATTGCTGAACCAGCCAGTCGAGGGGGGTAGGATTAGGCTTGCGAGGGCATTGCAATCACGGGCGTAATAATACATAAAATAGTAGCCAACGCTTGTAAAACCAGACGTGTCAGGAACGCCAAGCGAAGTTAGGCTGGAGCAAACTCTGGCGTAAGAATGCATAAAATAGTCGCCAACGCTTGTCAACCCAGAGGTGTCGGGCACGCCAAGCGAAGTTAGGCTGGGGCAATTGAAGGCGTAACGGTACATAAAATAGTCGCCAACCGTTGTTATCGGCGTGGCGCTGGTATCCCAATCGACCGTGACCGCCGCCTTGATGTTCGGCAGGATTGCAGTCGTACCCGAATCCATTCCAGACAAGGGCGTTCTAAACTGATACACCTTCCCAGCCGTTAGAGTACAATCTGTTGACAGCCACGCTCCCGAAGTACCCTCGCGCCATGTTGTAGATTTCACCATTGCTTTGGTAACACTCGTTGCATCCGCTGCAACTGTGATTGTGGCTATTATTGCATCATATGCTTGTGTTGCCATTATGCGCCTCGCTTGTAAGATGTGAATTGTTGGATAGCCGCCATTATGCACCACCTTTCATGGGCGCAATAATCGCCAAGTGTAAATGTTTCATACTGCGCCCTCTCACAAATAATGCCTAAGACAAGCTAAATAGCTCTGTGCCAAAGTCAAGTGTCATCTTGTCGCCGATTGCCAAACTAATTGCGCTCTCGTAATCGAACCAGCAGATTAGCAGGTCGTTTGCGGCAGTGTCGTTGTAAATCACGACATAGCGAAACGGACCAATTGCGGCGGTTGCTTCCATAATCAGGTCGCTAACAACCAGCTTGTACGTGCCCCCAGTTTGCGCCGAACTTGTAACACTCAAAGTGTTATTAAATCCGGTTGTAATCGGAGAGCCTAAATTGCTCAACTGCGTATTAGCAGCGGTCGGCAATGTGTTTGTGAGCGCCACTTTCAAAGTGTCAGAACCAAGATTGTGTTGCTTTTCAGCAAGCGCCTCCACAAAACTATTGAATTTATTGTATGTTGCCATGTTTTCTCCTATGGTCTATTTGATTTTTGAATAACTTACCGTGCGATAAACGTACGGATAATTCATAACTTTTACGTGTCCGTCAATTGGGTCCAAAATCCAGTAATCACCGTCTACTTTGCCTAAAATCATCACCCAGTGCTGATAATTATTCAATCTAACTTCGCACCACACGGGCTTACCTTTTGCCAGTATGCCGTTTGCGGATTGTTCCCAGCCCTTGCCACTTGCGAAGGTTTGATATTCATCACGGACAATTTGTTGACCAGTTAAGATGTCGGGAAACTTCCAGTACATGTTTGCATACCGTTTACCACCTTCTACTGTGATTAGATAGCCGCCCTTATTCGTTGCCAGTTTGTTGTACTGCTTAGGGTCAACAGAATAACCAAGATAGGACAAGCCAGCGGCTGTGATAGTCAATAAACAACCTTTCGCACCAATATTGAAGTTCGAAGTTCCGATTTTATCCTGCGCCCAAAGTGGGTCGTTTTGGCTGTAATGCGGAAGGTTCAACAAGCCGCTTACAGGCGGTTTTGGTTCAGGGTCGGGCAAAGGTGATATTCCTTCTGCATAACGGCGGTAGTATTTGCTCATCGAATAGCCGTTTATAAGTGTTAGCCACTCACCATCTCCAAGAACGTCTACAGTTGTTAGCGGATAGTTTTTGCCTACAATCTTGCCAGTCATTGATGGTTTATCTCTCACGAACACATAAGGCGTTGCCCATGCGTAGACTTGCGCTTTTTGCTTTACAGGTTCGGGTTCTGGAATAACAGGCGGCGGTGTTACCGTGCCCCTTCGGTTACAGTCTAAATTCCCGTTATAGCCGTTCAAACGCCCTTCGGAAGTGTATTGCCATAGGGCGTATTCAGTCCAGCCAGTAGGCAGTTTGGGCTTGTTGGCTCCGTAATGCGCAACCCATAACTTACGGTCGGTAAGATAAACGCCACCCATAATTTCAAGCCACTTATAGTAGGACGTATACACCCCAGCACTCGGTACAAGTGCCGCATAGTCAAGCACCTGTTTCCTGCTTAGCTTCGTGCCCGCTCTCGTATCTTCAACGTCCATCCACAGCCCTAAATCAAGCGTTTTCCCTGCGGTGTAGCTCAAAAAGGCATTAGCCTGTGAAGGTATGGAAACATTGCCTAAAATATAGTGATACGCTCCAACAGGAACGTTTCGTTTCCTAAACTCGGTATAATGCGTTTCAAATTTCGTGTCTTTTGAAGTCCCATAAGCTGCCCTAAGAATAACGCCGTCAATTTGGCTTGCAAGTAAATCATAGTTGATTAGTCTCGGGTCTTGCCAAAAACTAATATCAATAATTGGTTTCATAACTACTCCTTCGCATACCAAAATGATATGTTGATACTTTTCGTTCCGCTTGCCGTCCAAGTGCCAGCGGGCAAGGCGGTATAAGCATACAGGGCGTTACTCCCCTGCGTTATTACCCAGTGCCCGGGTGTTGTTAGTTGCGCTCCGTTGTTGGCCGCTGCTGTTATTTCCCCACGAAAAGCCGCGGTTGCAAGTCCTGATTTTGCGGCAAAGGGAAGCGTAACTATAACCTGCGTGCTATTAGACGCACCACTGACATACAATCGACAAAATACAAGATTACCAACGGTCGTATATTCGAGTTGTGCGGTGTAAGACAGACTTGTATTCCAACCGGTGATGGTTATACCGTCAAAGGTTTGCCAAGCGGAAGTGCCTTTCGGATATTCAACACGTTTCAAGCGGTCAATTTCTTTTCTCAGTATGCCGAGTTCTTCAATAATCCTTTGGTCGTTATTCATCATCACCTAACGTTGTGAACACATTTTCACGTTCACCTCTAAGTTTTATATCGAGCGTTTCGCCGCCTTGCGCATCATACCGAATTGCAACGCTTGAAATATGACAATCTATCGCTTGCCCGAAGGCTTCAGCACTAACAACATCGCCGAATTGATAATCACGTCCGAACATCATTCCGGGCGTATCAATAAGATTGCCGGTCATAATCGTTTTAGGCTTGCCTTCATTCAATGCGTTATAAGCGTCATCATCTACGCCATCTTTCGTTTCCTGATGGCGGGAGTCCCTAAAATATTCTTTCCGATTGTATGGGAAACCGGTGCCAATCCGCCTCAAATCCCATACTTCTGAAATTTCACGATCTTCTTTTTCCCCTCGTCCACCGCAATAAACATAGTTCCATTCATCGCCATGATAAATACCATAGCGTGGGTTTTCCAAGTTGCCATAGTTTTCACCTACCAGCCTAACATCGCCGGACGTTCGCCTATGGTCGGCTCCCCTTTGTCCGGTGTAAGTTCTAAATTCAAACTTTCCTACACCAGTTCGAACCAAGTCAAAACTTGTGTATATTCCCTTTTCAGTTGCCGAATTAGCCATATCTCGCAATACGTCAAGAACGTTGCCATAAGCAAAACCACGTGCGATTTCAGCTGATTGCCCTACATCCGCTTGAACTGTTAGTCCGGGAATTCTTCGTGTCGGGTGTGCATTAATCCCCAATTCGTTCCTAACGATTGCCTTCATCAAATCATCAGCTTTGCCTTTCATTTCAGCATTAGCAGTGCTTGAAGCGGCTGCCACAATTCGAGTTTCAAGTAACATGTTCAAGTCTTTGGCATACACGTCTACTAATTCTTCACCGTTTTGAGAATAAAATTCAAAGTCTTGTACGAAATAAGCCGTTTCCCCGAATACAGATAAAACCCCGCCCTTCTCTCTCCATACTTCGAGATATTGACCAACACGAAAACTGTCAAGATTATAGCCTTTTTGAGCAAGCGTCATTTTGAGTGAGCCAACGGTATTTTCAGTACGCACAATGTGCAAGTCCGCGAAGTCCTGTATCACTCCATTTTGAACTAAATCAGAGTTACGCCAGTCAAGTTGATACCTCATTCGTACACCGCCCCTTCCAAGCCCCAGTATTTTGGAAACCATTGAATGTAAGCCTTTGTTTCGTTCACATCGAAGCCTTCCGGTATAAACACTCCGATAGAATTTTTGCCCGGTTGAATGTACCAATCGCCGATATCAGAACCAGCATTGAGATACTTCCAAACGCTCCCACGTCCTTCCCAGCTTGACCACATTTTCAGCTTGACGGGATTAAAATCTATCCAAATCTTTTCGCCTTCAAGTAAGGTCAAATTATTGAATTGAATCGTCCGTCCAGTAGAATAGTTTTTGATACTCTCCAACTTTCCGGGTCCAACAATCTCAATTTGCGGATAAGTGTTAGCAGAGCCGGAGTTCGCCGTAACTTTATATTCCAATTCTTTTGGATTAGGGGCGGATATTGTGCCACTAAATATTCCGCCTATGTAAAGTGAGCCGTCGGAAGCCAAAAACACGGAATTTACATAACCACTGCCCGGCAATGATATTTCAAGCATCTGCCACGCGCCATTTTTATAAAACGCAACCTTGCTTTTTGTCGACAGTTCGCCTATTTTGGTAAACTCCCCTGTTACGTAGATTGCGCCGTCGCTTGTACAATACACCTTGTGGGCTATACCATCAGCACCAGCTCCGCCTATGCTTTGCCAATTCGTTCCATTCCATCTGGCAATATAATCAGCGTTCGGGTCGCCGCCAGCGTTGGTAAAAGTCCCAGCGATAACGATTGTTCCATCAGGGGTTACATCAATGCTATTTACTGTGCTGTTAGGCGGCACAACCCCGAACTGTCCGAAGCTGTAAAATGCGCCATCTCTCCAATAACAGATATAATCTGCGCCGCCCAAGCCACCTGCGCTTGTGAAAGCACCACCAATAAGCAAGTTGCCATTAGGGTGAATCTTGAGCGAGGTTACAAAGTTATTTAATCCGGTAGCTAATGGAGCCCAAGCCGAACCGTTCCAAAAAGCAAGGGCTTTACAATTGGAATTTCCGCTTGCAGACGTGAAATTCCCACCGATATAAATCACGCCATCAGGCGATATTGCAATTGCCCTTACAGTGGCATTTATCTGCGCCCCTAACGCACTCCAAGTGTTCGCTGTCGGGTTGTATTTCGCAAAATAATCAGCGTTTGCTATTCCGGCAAGATTTTGGAAACTACCGCCTACGTACAAATTGCCATTAGCATCAAACTCCATGCAAAATACGGGGTTTATAAGATTAGCGTTTCCTACCGCTTCCCACATTTGGCTTACTTTGCTAAATCTGGCAATTCTGCCCGAATTAGAAACGGGCACTCCGTTATTCTCAACGCTCGTAAAACTACCGCCCACATA